TTTTCATAGAAAGTATTAATCATTTGCTGTGCCTTACCTGAACTTATGTTAAGTGAACCTCCCAAACTGCCAGCACCCATGCCGTACATTATGGCAAGAATTACCACTTTAAATTCTTTACGTTCTTTTGTATCACTACCGTCAGGATTTTTATAACAAGACTCATATGATTTACCGTAAAACTCACTAGCTAGGGTAGCGTATAGATCACGTCCCTTAGTATAGTTTTCTAGTAAGATAGGTTCTTGTGTATAGTGTGCTAACATTCGTGGTTCTTGGGCTGAGAAGTCAAGCCCTAATATTAAATAATCTTCGTGAACTCTAAACATCTTACGTGCCTCAGGTGGTTGTTGCTGTAAATTTGGTTCAGAACTTGAAAATCTGCCTGTCCGTGCCCCGTTTTGTTTGAAGCTGCCGTGTAGCTTACCGTCAGGCTGAATAAATGAATCTATCTTTTCTACAAACCCTGTTAGCTGCTTAGTATCATCTTTATACTTTTGAAGTAATTCAACTACAGGATGATATTTAAAAGGTTTAAGTTCCTTCTTACCAGTTCCCTTAAGCTTAGGACTAACTTTTTCCTGTAAGGCTGGTAATAGTTGGGCTGGTGAATTGAAATTGATGTCACCTAAAACCTTAATCAATTCTTTCTTAGTTTCCTCTAATGCTGGACGTAAAAGGATTTTCTGTCTTTCTACCTCATCCATATCAATGTAGAAACCTTCTCTTTCCATTTCAAACACTGTACGAATTAGAGGCTGTTCAACTTCCATATAATAGTTAAATAGTCCACGCTGCTTTTTAAGATGTCCTATTAAAAATTCAAATAATAGATAAGTAACATGAGTGTCTTTGCAAGCATAGTAACGGGCATATTTAAGTTCAACCTCATTAAAAGGCGTGTTTCCAAAAAGTGCGTCAAAGGTATCTGATTCAATCCCTAGATATTTAGGCACTAAATCTTTAAGTCTATAAGAAGGTTCGTTTTCATTTAACACGGGCATTAAATTCTGTGTACAGTGAATAGTTCCCTTAACAGTTATATCGTAATTTGCGAATTGGTGTAGATCGAATACGGCATTATGAAAAATGTATTCTTTATCTTCCCATCCTAAAATGTTTTCTACCATATCCCATGCAAAAGGAATATCATCTATAGTGCCTTCATCATGTTCAAAAGATATATAATAATGTTTATCAGCTAAAGGGGCTGAAAAGGAAACTCCGACAATTTTATCCAATCCGTACATATTAAGACCAGTGGTTTCAGTATCTACACTAATAATAGGTTCCTCTATTAAAGTATCAATCATTTCTGAAAGCTGTTCCTTAGTCATTACTAGAATGTAATTGTCAGGTGTATTTCTAACCATTTCCTCTAATACTTGTTTACGTCTCTTTTGCAGCAGAATTTTATACAGCCTTAAAGCATGTGTTTTAGTGAACTTCTTTTTGTCCTCTACACCGTTTGAAATTTCACCAGCTTTAATAGCTTCATAAACTTGCTGTAATTTTGCCTTATCTCCATCCGTTAACTTAGTTTGAAAGATACCAACTTTTCTAGTTCCCGTATGGGTATTATATCCAGTGAACCATATTTCACTATCCGTAGGTTGATATAGTTTAGCAGCCTTTTTAGCTTCTGCTTCTTTTACCCTTGCCTGTTTTGCTAACTCTTTTTCTTTGTCACTATTAAGTGATAGATTAAAATCTAAATCCATATTTAATCACTCCTTCACTTAATTACTTGCACTAAACACAAAAAAAGAGACATACCGTTTTAAGGTATGCCCCAAGCTGAATGAGTGATATTTAATTAGTTTTGAATCTTGTTAGTCAAGTTATCAATTTCCTGTAAAACAGGTGCTAATTGAGTTAATGAACCTTGAATTTGCTTCTGTGTAGAATCAATGTTTTGCTGTAACATTTGGAACTGCATAGCTAACATTTGCATTGAAGGGTCTTGAACTTGACCTAACATTTGAGAGATTTGCTGCATTTGCATTTCAATGTTATCAAATGTATTTGAAGCTGAAATAGCCTGTTGTAATAGTCCTCTTGCTGCAACTACCTGTGCGTCAATTTGATCGCCCGTGCGTGCTGCTTTCATGCCTGTACCTAATCCGAAACCTGTTAACATATTGTATTCCTCCATAAGTTTAATTATTTTATAGTAAGTTAATTTAAGTTAAGTTAATTAGAGGGGAATAATCCCCTCAGTTAATTAAAAATCGTCAGTAGGGTCTACATCGCCTTCAATGTCTGTACCAGTGATTGATTCAGAATTGAAATATTCGTCTACTGGAAAACCTGCATTCTTAAGCAATTCGATTTGTTGGGCTACTGTTCTAGGAATTAGAACCGCCTCATAATCTTTCATTTCTACTTGTAATCCCTCAGCAGCAGCAAAGCCCTCTTTGCCTTTTTCGTCTAGTTTTAGAATTGGCATTAAGTCATAAGATGTCTCTGTCTTAGTACCTGTACGTTTGAAAGTCATAGCGATTTCGTCAATGCTATCAGCGTATTCTTCAATTTGACCAATCAGCTTAGTAGCCTGAGTTTTTGAAGCGTCAAAGAATCGGATTTGCTTCATGTCAATGTCATAAAGTCCAAAAATATAGCGTTTCTTAGCCTTCAACTTGTCAAATCCTTCTAGCCCTGAATTAGCTGCAATACACATCGGGTCAAGTTCACCGTCTAAAGGCGTTCGGCACGGCTGGTTATAAATTCCAAGATTGAACTCACCATGAGATTTATATTCTACGTAATCTGTAACACCCAAGATACGAACACGAACACTTTCATTCTCTTTTAAACGAACATAAGCCGTTTTTAAATCCACGTTCTTTTTAGTTGCTGATTCTTTTGCTTGTGTACCTGTTGCTGTAAATAATGACATAATATATTTCCTCCTATAAGCTTTCATAAGCTATTAAAATGAGGCAAGCAGTTTAAAGACTTAATGCCATTGGTCAGGTAATTTTTACATTTTAATAGGAGAAAAATACTATAAATTAGAACATCCGTTCTCTTTCCTCTGTTAGCAATTCATGGTAAGATTGTTTTCATGAGGAAAACTTTCATAACTCTATACACTTGTGTAAGTTAACTTAACTTACTTCAACTTAAGGTAAGTTGCCTTAAATTCTTTTACCGTGCGATTAACTAACCTTGCCACACTATCAGTTGACTTACCTTCCTCTTTGATAGCTGCGACAATTTCATTACGTTTGAACTCTTGAATACTCATATGTACAATAGTTCGTTTCTTTTCGTCACCGTTGAAAAGTTCGTTAATGATTTGATCGACTAAAAGGTTATGTTCTACATCGATAGAGAAGGTATGTTCAACCTCTAAGCTATCGCCCATAGTGTCATAATCAGCACTAAGAGAAGGCATATCTAAACGTGTATCACAGAAGTAAGTTGTTTCGTGAACATCTTTTTCCTTGCTTCGATACATCATTTTGATTTTGTTGTTTACGTTGTATAAGAACACTGGTTGAAAAGGCTTGTTCAAAGTTCGGTCAAACTTAATTAGCGTTTCAGCTAATACTAAGTAAATGATTCCTTGAAAATCCTCTTCTTCTACTGAAAAAGATTCACCAGCACGCTTATATGCCATGAAATTAACTAGCCCACTTAATGAATAATGAAGTTCATCGTAAATGTTACGTTTAATCAATTCGTCTGTTTCGTCTTGCCACATTGAAGCTAATTGAGTTTGGCGGTTTTGATATTCTTCTTTTTGGGTATCAGATAATTGACGGAAAGATTTATTCATTAATAATTGATAGATAGTTACTTGATTAGTTTTCATGTTTGGGTTCCACCTTTGGAATGTTTTAGTTTTAATCTCTACACTTAATGACTTGCTGTTTTGGGTTAAAAAAGGACATGACTAAATAAACTTTTTTAGAAAAAGTTTTTGAAACATAGATGTAAGATGTCTGACTTCTCAGACGTTTAAAAAAGGACAGACTTGTAGTAGGTGAAGTGTCTAGCATTTTAGGCACAACAAAATAAACCTATTCAGGCTGTCTTTTTTTGTAACTGTTTTCATTTGTTAAGGTATGTGTTCGGCTTGTTCCTCCATTATGTATAATTGTAACCCCGTGTGTTACATTGTTCATATTACTCCTATTTATAAAGGTTGTCTACCGTTGTTAGGCTGTGTGGTACACAGGGTTACTGTGTCTGAAAATTATGTAATTTTTCTAGCCCTATCTACTGTCATATTTAGACGTTCGTACCTCTCCAACATTTACTAGTTTAAAAATAAAAATGATCAAAATGTACCATGAAAACACAAAAAAACCCAGCCAAAAATTAGGCTGAGTTCTCACTAAAATATTGAAAATTCTACAGGTTTTGTATTAGTTGCCACTTCTTTAAGCTGTTCAGGGCTAAGTTCGTTCACATCTTTGACACTCTCAGGGAATGCAATTTCTTCCAACTCTTTAGAACCAATGTACATAGCAGTTAATTTCTCCCGTATTTCTTGCCCTACTTTATCATTATCCGTAGCATAGACAAGTGTTTCTATAGGACTACGTGAAATTAATTGTTTCTGTTTCTCACTGATATTTGACCCACCTAAAGCAATTGCAGGAAATCCGTTTGACCACATATACAAAGCATCTATTTCACTTTCTACAATGTAAGCCTTTTTAATATCGCCCTTATAAATAAAGTGCATTCCGTAGATATGATTTCTTATTGCTTGTCCAGTAGGATAATAAAAGAATCGTTTGTTTTCAGTAGATCGAAACTTTATATTAATAATGTTCCCCTTTACATCGAACCACGGAAAAGCAACCGCCTTTGATCTTTTATCATAACCAATCTTAAAAGCACGCTGCACCTTCTCACTAATTCCCCGTGTAGCAAGATATGGAGAACGAAAAGCAAACTTCTTATATTCTTCAATACTAATACTAGTTTCAACTTTAGTGTCAAAACTAAGATCAAAGTTAAGTTCAAGTTTATTAATGTCACTAAGATCAATACCGTACTTTTCTAATAAGTAATCCTCAACCTCTACAAAGGCTTCGTTACGTAGAAAAGAAAGTAAGCCTATTAAGTTTCCTTGTCCATAGTCACCTGTTGCCCCAAAATCACGCCACAATCCACTAGACAGATTGATCGAAAATGAAGGGGATTTCTCATAACGGAAAGGGCTGCAAGACACCATTTCATCAGGCTTAACCCGTGCCCTATTCCAATCATAGAAACTAAGTTCCTCTAATACGTCTACTGGTAATTCATATTCAACTTCATTTCTAACAATCGTTATCATATTTCCGTACCTTTTAGCAGAACTAATTTAGATTCGTGAACTGTTTCAAGTTTAATTACATCATCCTCTTTGAAATAAACAATATAGTTAATGCTAAATGTATCGTCAGGATTGTCTAAGATAAGAAAGCTGCTTATCATTCCCTTTCTCATAGTGTCCTTTTCAAATACTGTCATACCAATTCTGTTAAATAGTTTTTCAGATAGTTTAAATTTTAGTTGTTCCTTTTGCATTATAATCACCTCGCTTAATCACTTGTAATAAAAAGAAGGATTAGGACATATAGCCCTAACCCGTTTTAGAAATAATCTACTGGACTAGCTTCTGTAATGTAGCCTAGATTAAATTGACAGCGTAATTGTACAGACTCGCCCACGTGCGGTTCTCTGCATTTGGCGATAAACAAACGCCCTCTTCCGTCTTTTTGGTTAAACGTAAGCACCGTGGAACTATCTTGTATTAAACTTACAGTCTCACTATAATCTGTCAATTGTGGTACAGGTAATTCTACTTCTAATTCATCTTCGTCTACCTTCTGTTCTTTCTCAGCACTTGTAGGTGTTTGATGGATTACTAGACCGACAACTTTATGTCTACCAAAGATTTGACGTAATTCACGGGAAGTTGCACTCATTCCATCACGTCCAAGTTTCGGAAATTTCATTAAATTGAAGCCATCGATAATAACCATTTGTACTTTATCTCCATATGCTTCTAAGTCAGATTTAATAATTTCTGCACTCAGCCCGTTCGGTAAATCCTCCATAGTTTTGATATAGTAAGGTACCTTATTAGTATCATTGAACGTGTCAAGGTACTCTAGGTATTCTGACTCATTATCCAAAGTTCCACGTCTAATTTTAACGTTGTCAAAATGTCCTCTTAAAGTATCGTTTCGGTAAACTTGTTGTTTCTTCGATAGTTCAGGGCTATAATGGAGGACACCAAAACCTGATTCATGTGCCTTATTTCCTACGTGACTTCCTACCCAGCTTTTTCCTTTATTTGTATATGCCATAAGCAGAATCATGTCACCTAACTCAAAACCACCGCCCAACCATTTAGTTAAGGTTTCGTAAGGCGTGGGAATGTAAGTTAAGGTACGGTTTTCTTTATTCTCGTTGTACCACTCTTTACGTTCCTGTCCATTAGTTGCATAATCCGTATGAGTACTACTAGCAGAAAGGGCAATTGCTTCTAATGCTGTTGCTTCTTCTTTTAACCATCTAGCAAACTCTTCACCACTCATAGTTTTAAAGTACTCACTAACCTTACCTAGCTTTAAAACGGCTTTACGCTTCGCTGAGTGGCTTTTAATAGTTTTACATAGGTAAGCATAGGAATCACTCACATCTGCCTTATAATCAAAGTCTGAGAACTTCTCAACCACTGTTCTAAAGTCAGGTGTTTGATGATAAGAATTTGTATACTCACGAACATAGTTATAAATGTGAGGGTATGCTTCAAAATCCTCAGCGTGAATATTATATTTAGTCAGAGTATAAAAACTGTTTTCATCAATAATCTTTGAAAGTAATTTTGCTTCTTCCATTAGAGAATGCCACCTTTTCTATTATCTTTACCTTTGAATGGAACCTGTTCTGTCATGCCTTCGATTCGGCTTGCTATACGATCTCCCATAGTGTCAGCGATTTTATCAAGTGGTAAGTTACTAGTGAAAATCGTTGCTAACACTTTGCTATCCCTTGCGTCAATAACCTCAGTTAATTCAGTTTCAAAAGCGTCTGTTATCTTCTGTCTCATTCCTACATCATCCAGTACCAATAACTCACATTTCATAAGCAGTTCTTTAGCTTTGTAATAGCGTAGACTAGCTTTTTCCTGCATATCAAAGGTGCCTCTGAATTGGCTGTTATAAAGTGTCTGTAATTCACTAGCCTTGTAGAATAAAGCAGGATTTTGAGTAATGACTTTACCGCCTTTTGATTCTTCTTTAACTCTAGCTAAAAGGTATTCATGTAAAATACTTATTGCACTTGTAGTCTTGCCCGTTCCCGTGCCTAAGCGATTTCCAGCGTTTGGAATACTATAGAAGAATAGTCCAACACCTTGACTTACATTTTCTAAAATGTTTCCTACGTATCTTTTAATGAGTGTGTAAGCTACAGGGTTTTCATTTTGGATAGGTAAGTTATGAAAGAAACTGTTCTTATACTTCTGAGGCACGTTAGTTGCCCTCCACAGCCCGTTTTCTCCTTCACCATGCAATAGCATAAAGGGACTGCATAAAGCGTTACAGAAGCCATTCTGACCAGCCACCTTGCAATATGGTGCCAGTTTACAAATGTGATTCATCTTTTCCATACTTACATACCTCCAAGCTTTTCTAATTTAGCTAGTAAACGCTGTTCTGCTTCTTCTTCTAACTTGCTTGACTGTGAGGCAATTTCACTTACCTTAAGTTCTTCCTCTACTAAAGGAATGATATTGTTTACAGCCCAACTAAACATACCAATGCTAGGGCGTGGAAATTTAGGATTATTAGAGAACTCACTATATCTTTTAATTCCTGTCTCTATGATCTCCTTAGCTATGTCTTTATGATCTGCTAATATTTTAGTCTTTATTAAGTTTCCGTCTTTACCATAGTTCCCTACTGTATAAGGTACTCCATAGACTTCTTCATAGACTTTTCTAAAGTGGGCGATAGCCTGAGTAGAATTATTTATTATTAATTGATTATTATTAGTGCTTCTTATTACGTCACATATGGTTGTGATTGATTCGTCACTTCCATTTGTGATTAGCTTGTCCCTTCCATCTGTGATTTGTTCGTCACTGATTTTGTGATTAATGGTTTCAACATCACCTTTGAACTTTGCTAATTGGCTTAACGGATGAATTTTGTAATAGCTAGAAATCTTACCTTGACCACGATTAACTTTCTTTCTAGTAACAAGTGGCTTTCCGTCAATCTCAAATTCTAGTAACTCATTGATATATTTATTGATAGTATTCTTATGAACTCCGATAGCGTCTGCTAGTTGCATTTGAGTAGGGTAACATTCTCCTTCTTCATTCATGTAAGCAGCTAAAGCCATTAGGGTAGTGAATCGATTAGAACCCATCTTAGCAACAAGCCCTGAGGTAAATATAGAAGTGTAAACACGAACGAATACATTACTGATTGTTTCACCATTTGCTAGGTTAATTTCTTTATTGTGTGTAACAGTTAAAATATTGTTATCCATTTTGAACATCCTTTCTATAGTGCCTTACACTTAATAACTTGCATTAGTCACTGATTTAAGGACATTCAACTTGTGATTAATAAAAAAGGACAAAAAAATAACCCTATCGAATGATAGAGTTTGTTTATTAATTCTCCTTCTTTTCCTAAACAGCCTATCTTTTACATGCTGCTATAGAGAATTAATAAGTTCTAAAGATTATTTAAGTGATTCAGAAGATTAGATAAGTGATTCTAAAGATTATTTGTGTTTCATTTTTGAAACTAACCATGTTTCATTTTTGAAACTAACCAAGTTTCGTTTTTGAAACTACCTTTAACCTAGTTTCGTTTTTGAAACTACCCCTAGTTTTAAAATTAAAACTACCAAACATACATTTGCCTATTGTGGATAATTCTAAAAGGGTGTATACTATCGTTAGTCAGCACTTAACACTTATCATTATTTACTTTGTGATATATCGGAAATAAAAAATAAGTTGACTAATTCATGAAAATGCTTTATATTAATTCATAGGACGTAAAAAAGCACCCACCTATAATATTAGTAGCTACCAACTACTAAAAGGTGAGTGCCTTCGGACAAAAAATTACTGTGAGTACCCTTTGGACAAAGAGTAAACTCTCTAGGACAAATATATAGTTTTTTAATTTATATCTATATACTACACGATAATTGACTGTAAGGCAAGTTAATTCACGGTAATTCTTTGTCCTTTTTTCCGTCACTAACTGACATGAAAAGAGGAAATAATATGACAACAACTACTATTAGCAAAAGCACTCAGCCCCGTAATTTTCAGGAACTACCACCACTTTACTTTATCGCTATGGATGATTGGGTAGAAAAAATTGGCGAAAAGTCTTTCTTTCTTTATCTTAAACTATGGACGCAAGTAGACCGCACAGGTGAAGAACATTGCATTAAAACTCAAACAGCTAAACTTATTAAAAAGTTAGGTATAAGTAAGGCTAAGTATTATCGCCTTCTAGCACCTTTATATGAATATGGCTTAATTGATCTTGTAGAGTATGAGGACAGTAAACAGAAGGGTTCTTCTAAGCCTGTTAACATCATCGTACATAAATACCCTCAGAATGATTTTAAACGTTCTACAATGCCACTAGAGAAGTGTCGTGATTGGGAAAAGCGTACTGAGGAAAACTACAGCTTTACTAAAAAAGGCGGTAGACCTAAGAAGGAAGTTAAAGAAGAAGTTGCTAATGAAGTTAGTACTAAAGATGAAGTTGAAACTAATGTTAGTACTGAGGTTGAACTTAATGAGGTTGTTGAAAC